GTTCATGGACGTCGCCACCAATCGCACGCGCTACGTCGTGACCTCGCACCGCCGGCCGTTGGTGGCTGTGGTGCCGCTTGAGGATTTGGAGCGGTTGGACGACGTCGACCGCTGCTACGAACTGCTTGGGGATGCGGCGTACGTCGATGGTGAACGGGTGACGTTGCCAGAGGCGCTCGCCGGGCTGGTCAACGTGGCATCGAAGCTGATGGAGGTGAAGCCATGACCACGCCCCCAATCACACCGGCCGAGGTGGCTATGCACGCTGCCGTATTTGGCGGCGTACTCCGAGCATGTGCGGCGGAGAACGACGAGGATACGCGGCTGGAGTACAGTGGAGTACACGGCAAGTACACGGTGGTAGACGACTGCCCCGACCGGCTCGCAGGACTACTGCTCGTCGCCCCCGCAATGGCCAACCTCATCGCCACCCAGGCCGCCGAGATCGAGCGCCTGACCGTTCTGGGCGACGCGACGACGGACATGCTCCGCAGCGCGAGGGCGGACAACTACCCGCAGCGGTTCATTGCTGGCGGCCCCACCATCGGCACGTTCCAATCCCAGCACAAGGAATCAGCCGCAGAGGTCGCCCGTGATGCCGAGTACATCATCAGCGTCAAGGACAGGCGGATCGCAGAACTTGAGGCCGAGATCGAGCGCCTGACGACCGAGCTCGATGACATCAACAGCAGACTCAGGCCGCACTGGATGCGGTGGGCCTCAATGGAGGCAACGTGAGCGCCCAGAACCCACACCGATGCAGTGACAACGCCTGCGTCCTGCTTGTCCCAGGTGTCCATAGGGGCATGGGCACGAACGGCGGGTGCAGATGCCTTCACCACCGCATGACGCCCAACGACGTGGTCAAGACGCGCAAAGGGGTCCGCTGGCTCGCTGATGAAGTCGAGCGCCTGACGACCGAGGCCGCGGGGTTTGGGACGGTGGGGACGGAGTTGGGGGACAGGTTGCGGGGGGAGGCAGGCAACAGCGAGAAGGGGCCGGAATCGGCTACACTGACCCCATGAGCACCATCGCCCTGCTCCTCGCCACCGCCCTCGCGACCACGCCACCCAAGGCGCGGGCCGAGTGCAACCGCTGGCTATGCGTCCTCGCCGTCGACACTGACGCACGCAAGCCGACCGTGTGTCACCTCGCGGGATCTCAGCGGTGGGGCACGCAGGCGGCGGCATTCTCGACGGCCGCGGCAATGGCTCGCGAGGGCACATCCGGTCAGGTTGTGGGCCTCAACGACACGGCCCCGTACGCCGCGGCTCAGGGCCTCGGGTCGAGCGCGTGCGGCTTCGGATTGACTGTTGCAGGCGATAAAGTTCTGATGACACTGGCACCGCTCGTCAAGCGTCACGTCGTGGTCGAGATGACTGCGTCGGAGGCTGAAGGGCTGGCGGCTGGGCTGGGGGGCAGGTGAGCGCAAAAGTCAAGGAAAGTACGAACCTTAGCCCCGGGCAGATCACCGCCCTAAGCGCCATCCTTGCGCGAAAAAGCTACGGCGAAGCGGCAGAACTCGCGGGAGTGTCTGTCGCGTGCCTGCGCAAGTGGAGGCTACAGCCCGAGTTCAACGACGCCCTGGAGGCCGGGCTACAGTCGCTCATGGACGAAGCGCTCACCCACGGCCGTGCACTCATTGCCGAAGCCATCGGCGTTCTCGGCGAGGAGATGCGCGACGCCGACAAGTCAGGAGAGCGGCAGGCCGCGGCCAACAGCATCCTCGACCGGTTCAAGATCCCGAAGTCGTCCGCAGTCGAAACCAAGGACACCACCGAGCGCACCCCGGCCGTCGGCAAGGACAACGCGCGCGGCAAGGTCCAAGGGCTGCGGCTGGTCAAGTCCGGGTGAGCGTCGCGGTAGCCGAGCCTGTCGCTGACAAACACGCGCACCTGCGGGCGTTCCTGGCGGCGGAGACCATCCACGAGTCCACCGACCACGCGCTGGCGTGGCTCGACTCGCTGACGCCCGAGGACGAGAAGGATCCCGAGGTCGCCACCGCCATCGACGCTGTCAACGGATGGGCCACCGAGACGGCAGAGCACAGGGCGAAGCACCCGCTCGCACACGCTCGGCTATGGGCGCCTCGGTGCCTCCAGTGTGGCGAGTGGTCGCCCGTTCTGAAGCAGTGGGACGGCCCCGAGATGACATGGACGGGCGTTGCTCAGGTCCACGAGTGCCCCGATTGCGGTGTGCGGGAGGCGCGGACGAGCCAGCGGTTGGCTGTGATGCGCTCGCTGTACTCCGACGCTGACCGGGTCTTCATCCTGGGGGGCAACCGGACCGGCAAGAGCGAGGGCGCCGCGCAGGTAGTCACAGCCGTGTGCCTCGGGCGCGACCATCCCGACGTGGTGTCATGGTGCAACGAGAACGGTATTGACCTCGCCCTCGTGCCGGAGCGACGGCTACCGACCGGGCCCGGCCTCGGGTACGCCGTCGCCCTGACCTCGAACGACTCGAAGCAGTACGTCAGGCCGAAGATCACGCGGTACATGCCCGACGCCGCGAAATACTACAACTGGAACGGCAACGGGCAGGCGGATGCCAAGTGCAACGGCGCCGCGGTCATCTGCAAGTCAGTCGACCAGGGGCGCCGGTCAATGCAGGGTGCCGCTGCTCGTGTCGTGTGGCCCGATGAAGAGCCGGACGGGGGCGACACCGACGGAATCGTTGAGGAGCTCGACGCGCGGCTGACCGACTTCGACGGCTGGATGCTGTTCAGCATGACGCCGCTTCGGGGCTGGACTCCGCTCCTTGAGTCGCACGTTCGCCACCCACGCGCCGACGTTCTCGTGCTGCACTTGGACGCGCTCGACAACCCGTTTGTCCCGCGGCATTCAGTCTTGAAGCGGCTGGCCCGGTACGGCGAGCGGATCCGCCTCGCCCGTCAACGTGGCGTCATCACGGCGCTGGAGGGCGCGGTACACCCCGAGTTCGAGCGCGCTAACCACGTCGTCGAGTCATTCACGCCGCCCAAGGAGTGGCCCACATTCGGCTCCATCGACTTCGGGACGCGGGCCCCGTTCGTCCACGTCTGGGCAGCCCTCGACCAGTCCGACGGCGTGGTCCACGTCTACCGCGAGCACTACCAAGCCGACACACTGATCCGCGACCATGCCCGCGCCATCTGGGACGCTGAAGGGTGCGACGAGTGCCAACCGCACGAGATCGGGTCTGATGCTTGGTGGCGCTGGAGAATGTCCGCAGCCAGTGGCAAGACCACGAAGGACGGCAAGGTCTGCCCCGAGTGCAGCGGGTCAGGGCGGAGCGAGGAAGAGCCCTATGTGCGATGGGCCGACCCCGAGGGCCTGGACTCCCGGGGCACGCTCGCCCACGACTTCGACATCCAAACCACGGTCGCGCGCAAGAACCGCCGCGCCAGCTTCGACGCGCTCGACGACCTGATACAGCTTGACGTCGAGGGAAAGCCTCACATCGTCTTTCACGACTGCTGCACGAACACGATCCGCGAGATGGAAAACCTGACGTGGGACGAACGCAAGAAGGACGAGACCGCAGTACGGGGCGACGACCACGCGTGGGATGCCCTGCGCTATCTGGCATACGGGTTGCGGCTCGCGGGCTGGACTCAACCAATCCGCGATGACGACGAGGTGGCCCTTGCTGCTCGGTGACGACCTGACCGTGTGCCGCGTGCCCAAGTCCGGGTCGACGACGATGGAGCGAACCATGGTGTCCGCGGGACTCGTGACCGTGGCCCCGGGGCCGTCGCATACGTGGCTTGCCGACTTCCCACGCACCCGCCACACGTTGTCGAGCGTCCGCCACCCGCTGGCGTGGCACGTCTCCCACTTCTGGCACTGGTTCAGAGCGGGCCCCAAGGGCGGCGCTGACCGGCTCGACTACTGGACGGGCGGCCTAACCGACTGCGACGACGTGGCAGGGACGTGGGGCAGGTACCTGAGAGGGGCCCGCGGCCCGGCGCGCGTGGGCGCTGACCTCGACGCGTGGCCCAAGGTTGCGGCATGGCCCAAGATATCGGGAGAGCCCGCGCCAGGGCGGTGGATGACCCAGAGGGCGTGCGGCCTGCTCACATGGGCATACGTCCACCACCATTACCCGCGCGAGTGCTGGGGGTGGAGCATCGCTGACCTCATCGAGCGACACGACGAGATGGTTCTACCCGACGCCTTCGTCCACTCCGACCAGATGGCCGCCGGGCTGGCTGATGTTGGGCGCGCGTGGGGCTGGCCCGCGTTCGAGGTCGAGACCGTCAACGTAGCGCCGCCGAAGCCCGAGGGGTTGGGGTTCACGCGCAGGGCACGGCTGGCGGTCTTGGACGCGGAGCGGCTCGTTTTGGTGGTGCATCCGTGGGATGAGATGCCGGCGGTGCGGTGGCGCGTTAGCCCCTGACCGATTGACGTGGTACATTCTGGAGCAGGGTGTTCCATTTTGACACACGACATCGTCACTACTCGCCCGAACTGGCTCAGCCGCGCAACGCTCGCGACGCTTCGAGCTATGCGCCTCGTCAACGTCACCGAGCCCACGCCGGACAACTACACGAGCGGCTCCGACTTCGCCTCGGGCGGACCGACCGCGCCGGGCTACTCCCCAAAACGGGCGTGGTACTCGTACGCGGTCAACCCGTGGGTGCATGTCTGCGTATCCCGCATCGCCGAGGACTTGGCGAGCCTGCCGCTGGTGGCATCGGCGACCACGAACGGCGAGCCTGAACGGCTGGAGAGCCACCCGGCGACCGACCTGATCGCGAACCCGGGCGGCGGCATCTCGGGGCGTGTGTTCCAGATGCAGATTACCGCCGACCTGACGTTGGCCGCGAACGCCTACGTTCTGATTCTGCGGGGCGTGCGCAATCTGCCCGTCGGATTGCGGCGGCTCCACCCTGCACGCATGAAGGCCATCCCCGGGCCGTCTGGGCTCCTCGGCTGGGAGTACGATACCGGCGGCGCGTCCGTCATCTACGACGCCGCTGACGTGCTGCACATCCGCTCCCTGTCTTGGGAGGATGACCCACGCGGGCTGATGGGCACGAGTCCTATCAAGACGCTGGCGCCCGACCTTGACGCCGACTTGGAGCTGGCGAAGGCAACGGCGCGCACCGCAGCTACGGGCCGACCCGCCGCCGTCTACCGTCCGACCGACGATAAAACGACGTGGAACCCGCGCATCGTCCAGGGCATCAAGGACGCGTTCCGCAAGGTGTTCAGCGACAACCACGGAGGCGTTGCTATCCTCGACGGGTCGGGCAAACTCGACGTCATCGGCTGGTCGCCGAAGGACATGGAGGGGCTCGAATCCCGCACTTGGTCGCGGCAGACGGTGCTATCCGTGTTCGCCGTTCCCCCGACCATCGCGGGCATCCCCGACGCGGCCAACTTCGCTACCGCTCAGCAAGAGGCGGTCACGTACTGGACGCGGAATATGGCGCGGTCGGCGCTGCTTGACGACGCCTGGACCCGTTTGGCGAAGATGTGGGATGACAACGTCTCGGTCTCGCACGACTACAGCAAGGTGCCCGCGCTCCAAGACTCACAAGGGGCGGCACTCAACCGCGTGCAGCAGTGGGTCAACATGGGTGCCGATCCTGCGGTGGCCGCGACCTATGAAGGGTTCACCGACCAGCCCGCAAATCTATGGATGCCCGAGACGGTCGAGGTTGCCGAGGTCGTTGACGTCGCGCCCGAGGACGACGCCCGCGCCATTCCGTCCGTCGCTGTCGTGGCGGTCGATGATGCCGCACTCCGAGAGGCCGCCGACGAGCTCGACGCCGCGATCGAAGTGCTGCGGCTCGACATCGTGAGCCCTGAGCTGAGGGCCGACGCTATCGCCAGCCTGGACGCGGCCCGTTTTGCTATCACCGTATTCGGCGCTGAGCGGTCCGTAGCGTGAGTGCCGCCCACGCCATTGCCCCGATCTGCTGCTCGCGAGACATGCCGACCGAGCCGGAGACCGTGCCCGACTTCATGTCGCCACCGTCGGCGCTTGCTGCTGTTGTGGCGTCCGGCATGGACGAGGACACCGCGGCGTCGCTCCGGTCGCGTCAGGTTGCCCACGCCCTGACCTCGGGCGAGGTTGTCACCGTCGACACCGTCCGGCACATGGTCCGCTACTTCGAGGGCGCCGACAAGACCGACCGCGCGTGGCTGCTCTACGGCGGCGCGACTGGTCGAGCATGGGCCCGCCGCACGCTCCGAGCAATCGAGGCAGCCAAGCCGGTCGTCGTGACCCGCTCGCCGTTCTCGTTCCTTGTCCGCGAGGCCCCCAGCGACCGCCCCGACATGACGACGCCAGAGGGCCGCACGCGGGCATGGGTCGACTTCATCACGCGGGCCCACAAACCGGCAGAGAACCGACTCCGCCAACGCTGGGTCGGCTACCTGAAGGGCCGTGTCAAGCGGACCGTCGAACGATTGGCCGAGGTGCTGCCGAAAGAGGCGGCCGTCTCGGGTCTCGTCGTGCGTCAGGTGCTCAACGCCTCCGAGATGTCTGTGGTTCTCGACACCGCAAAGGAAGCCGAGCTCGCCGCCGAGCACATCGGGGTTCAGCGGGTCCGTGCCATCCTCCGCCTCGGGTGGAATGAGCAGGTCCGCGCCGGGCTCGATGACATCGTGTGGAACCCGACGCTTGACCCCGCAGAGGCAGAGCTTGCCCGCATGGTCACGGGCGTCGACCAGTACACTAAGAGCCAGATCGCGAAGACGGTCCAGTCGGGACTACTCCAAGGCGAGTCAGTCAACGACATTCAGGCGCGGCTCATCCGTGACCCCGCATTCTCACCGATCCGGGCGCTGCGGATTGCGCGGACCGAGACGACCAAGCTGATGACGAAGGGCTCGAACCTCGCCTACTCGGCTGCGGCTGACGCGGGCGTGTCGTTCAAGGTCGGCTGGCTGTCTGCCCGGGATGGGGCCGCACGCTCCACCCATTGGTCCGGCGGCGGCCCTGATGACCTCGACGGGCAGCAAGTCAACCCCGGCGAAGAGTTCACGCTGACGTCAGGGGACAACGCGGGGCAGACTGCACCCGGCCCCGGTGAGTTCGCCGCCGCATCTGAAAGCGTCAACTGCCGATGCACCACCATTCCAGTCTTGAAGTAGGAGCCGACATGCTCACCCGAATCACGAACACTCCCGCCGCGGGAATCCTCCGGCTCCTCATCGACGCCGAGCGCGCAGGCACCCCGCAGAAGCGGGCGCTGGATGTGCTGTCGAGCGCCATCGGCAACCGGCCCCGCGATATCGAGGCCATCATCTCGCACGAGCGGGACATCACGAGCGCCGACATCGAAGAGATCGGGGCGCTGGCCTCGGTCACCCGCCAATCGGTCGGCGCGTTCTCGTACGGCTTCACCATCCACCGAGCCCACGAGGACGACGAGGACGAGATCGAAGAGGGCGCGCAGGAGCGGTTCCGGTTCATCATGAGCACCGCCGACAGCGACCGCGCCCGCGACATCGTGGAACAGGTGTGGCGCCTCGATGAGTTCCGGCAGAACCCCGTCGCGCCATGGGGCCACCGCTCCAGCGATCCGCCCGTGGGCATCTGGCACAACGTCGGCGTGCGTGACGGTGCGTTGATGGGCGACCTCGAACCCGTGCCCATCGCGTCCTATCCGCTGTCGATGACCGTGGCCGAGCAACTGGCCCTGAACGTCGTGCGCACCGTGTCGGTTGGTTTCCTTCCGGCTCAGGTGCTCCACCGCTCCAGCTTCGACGAGGGCGACCAGCGGTTCAGCCAGCGGGGTGTGGTCTTCCGCGACAACCTGCTGCTTGAATGCTCGCCGGTCTCGGTTCCGATGAACGCGGGCGCCTTGGTTCAGGACGGAGGGCAGGAGCGACAGGCCGCCCCCGTGATCCCCGGCGTGCTGGACTGGCTTCACACGACGACCGAGGTGGAGGGCGCCCCGAAGCGGTCGGCGTTCGCGTTCCTCGCACCTGTTCCAAAATGATACACCTGTTCCATATTGACGCACCTGTTCCATATTGACACACCACACGAGCCACGGTACGGTGGCCGCACGAACCCGGAGTCCCTGATGGCTGGCGATTTCTCTCTTGACGGCGTGCAGAACGACGCCGATGCCCGAAACCGGATCGTTGAGGGGTTCCAGACCCTTCACGCCGACCTCAAAGAAGGCAAGCGCACTCAGTCGGAACTCGACGAGCGCGCGAAGAAGGTTGAGGCCGACTTCATCACGATGGACCGCGAGCTGGCCGAGCTGAAGGCCGCCGCATCCGTCCGTGACGCAAGCGCCCGCCGCGACGGCCCCGAAGGCGAGCTTCGCCAGTTCGTGAGCCGCGACGCCACCCAGGGTTCCGAGCGCGTCCGCCTCTTCGGTGGCAAGGTCAAGTTTGCCGGGCAGGATGTCGGGCAGGTCGAGGGCCTCCTGACCTCCGCGAAGACCTACGGCGACTGGCACAAAGACGCCAAGGACCTCTTCGAGGCTGCGGTCATCTGCGCCGCGGTCCGGCGCAAGGGCAAGCACGAGGAGCTGGGCAACCCCCACACCCTCGCCAAGTACGCCCCCAAGACGTTCGCCAAGCTGGGCTACCACCTGAGCAGCGGCCCCGGTGAAGTGGGCCGGCAGGGTGGCGAGTGGGTCGAGCGCGTCTTCACCGACTCCGCCGGTGTCGGCGCCGAGTTCATTCCCGACATCACGCTCGCCGAGCTTGACAAGGCGCTCGCCCTGTCTGACTTCGGGCTGGTCGGCGACACCCTCGCGACACGGCCGATGGAGGGCAAGAACCTCATCAAGCCGTTCCTGTCGACGAACCCGCGCCCCTACCTGTACGGCGACATCACGACTGACGACCCGTCGCAGTTCACCCGGTCGACTCCCGGGACCGGCAGCAACACGATCGACGCGAAGGGATTCGCGATCAACATCCCGATGGACCGCGACGCAATCGACGACAGCATCGTGCAGGCGCTCCCCGAGATGCGTGAACTCATCGTCCGCGGCCACATGCTCGGACGTGAAGAGGCGCTGTTCCACGCGGACACCGCCGCCACGCACCAAGACACCGGCATCGGCTCTTGGAACGTCGACGGCCTCTGGGAGACCGGCTCCACCTTCGGCGGCTCTGGCGACATTCGCCGGGCTTGGCTGGGTCTGCGCGCCCGCGCTCACGACCTGACCACGGCCGCGGAGTTGGACATGTCCACCTTCACGTACGCCACCCTGCTCCAGCTCGCCGAGCTGGTCGCTGGCCCGAAGGGGCTCGGTCCTGCGAACGCCGACATGGTGCTCGCGGTCGGCTACGCGGTGTACCTCGGCAAGATCATGGGCCTCGCGGAAACCAAGACGGTCGACGTGTACGGACCGAAGGCCGCCATTCTCGGCAACTTCCCCGCAGTCGTCGGCCCATGGGCCATCGCGACCACGCCGATGTTGCCGAGCGAGTTCAACGCGTCGGGCCTCTACGACGGGACGACCACCACCAAGGGCGTCGTCTGCGGGTTCCTCCGTAACCGGTTCAACTGGTACTCCCGCCGGTCCACCCGCGTCGAGCTCGACACCGACATCAAGTCGGGCATCGTCAACCTCGTCGCCACCCAGCGGCTCGCCCTGCACACGCCCGACGCCGCGTCGGTCGCGAACGTCGTCAACGGCTACAACATCTGATCGGAGCTGCCCATGTCTGCCCCTGAGTTTGGCGAGGTCCGGGTCTTCCCGACCAACATCAACGCCGGAAACGCCGCGTCCACCCCGTCCGACTACGGACAGTGGAAGCAGGCCGCCAAGATGCGGATCACCAAGGTCACGGTCGTACCGTCGGCCGCGGTCACCGCTCACGCGACCAACTACGCGACCCTGACCGTCAAGGCCGGATCGACCACACTCGGCACCATCGTCACCGACGTGGCTGGTGGCTCGTGGGTGGCTGGCACGCCGTTCGAGATCACTCTGACCGGCACCGGCGAGGATGTCGAGGTCTCAACGGACGAGGTGGTTAGCGCCGTCAAGTCTGTTGCCGGCACCGGCGTGGTTCTGACGGCCAGCGAGATCATCTTCTCCGGCCCCATCATGCGCGACTAAGTGGCCGACCCCGTCACGATGCGATGCGACAAGCCAGGAGGATACCGCGGTACCCTCCCAGGCGTTGCCCGTGTCGTGGCAGAGGGTGAGGTGGTGGAGGTTCCTGCCGCCACTGCCGACCGCCTGCCTGCCGACTACTGGCACCGAATGGCGACCCCTGCACCGCGGGCCATGGCTTCGGCCGGGTCATTCGCGGGCATCCACTGGCGGACGCTGTCGAAAGGCATCGCCGCTGGTGAGTACGATGACAAGTTGCTCGTCCTTCAGCAAGACGGGCGCGACTCTGTCCAGCGGGCCGCAACGGCTCGTGTTGAGGTGCTGACCGACCCTGGAGCGTGACCCGTGGCCCTGTGTTCCGCCGCCGAGGTCCGCGCCTATGACCCTTCGCTCGTGTCTGCCGAGGACACGTTGCTTGACCTTGTGATCGGCAAGGTGGGCGCCGTGTTCGCCCGCTATTGCGGGTACCCGCCCGCGTCGGCCACCGTGTCGCCGACGATGGAAGACACGACCTATACGCACTACAGCAAGCGCGGCACACACCCCGTCTTGCGGCTGAGTGGGCAGACCGTCCGCGTCCCGTGCGTCCCCATCGTGTCAATCACGTCGGTACACGACGATCCTGACATGGACTACGCCACCGCCGATCTTGTGGTTGACGGCACCGACTTCGAGACCGATTTGCTGTCGGGCGAGTTCATCATGCGCCCCGACGGAACGGCCGGCGCGTGGTCGGACTCTGTCGCGGCGATCAAGGTCGTCTATGTGGCTGGGTTCGCGACCGTGCCCGACGACCTGAAAGACGCGTGCATTCTCCAGACGCTCCACGCATTCCGCGGTATCCCCCGGATCGGGCTGGAGGGCGTGACTCAGCTCTCGTCAACGGTTCGCCTGTCGCCGCGCGGCCTACTCCCCGACGTCAAGGCCATCCTTGACAGCGGCTTCCTGATTATCCATCTGGGGGTCGCGTGAGTATCACCGTCGAGGAGATGAACAAGCGCCTGAAGTCCCTCGGTGGGCAGGCGTCGTCTGTGGGCCTGTCGGGTGCCGCCAGGAAGGCGCTTATCGGCGCGGCACTGGACGGTGAGACGCGCGCCAAGCTGAACGTGACCAAAGGTGGCGCCTCCGGTCTGAACGTCCGTAGCGGGCGCCTCCGGGGCAGCATCGCCGGCAACGTGCGCAAGGGCCCCAACGGTCCCGAGGTCGTGTGGAGCGCTGGCGGTCGGTCGGGCGCGTCCGATGTCGTCTATGCGCGCATCCATGAGTTTGGCGGAGTCATCCGGCCGAAGAGGGCAGCAGCGCTCCGGTTCTCGGTGGGCGGGGGGGACACGCGGGCAGGAGTCAGCCGCGGCGACGGGTCGGGTAACTTCGTGGTTGTCCAGAGCGTCACCATGCCCAAGCGCCCATACCTCGGGCCCGCCGCCCGCGATGCCTCGAAGGCGTTCCCCAATCGGCTGCTCGTGTCGCTTGACGAGGCGTTCAAGCGCGTATCGGCGGGTGCCTAATGCCTGCCTCCCCCCTTGAGACCGTCCGCGAGGCGCTGGCCACGCTGCTGGCCACGGTCATCGACGGAACCGGCGACTACACGTACGACCTGACGCCATCGGGCAAGGTTGTGCAGGGTGCACCGCCGGTCGACCACAAGCCACGCGCGCCCATCGTCTACATCTGGACCGAGGTGACGCGCACCGAAGCCGGCCCCGAGCTCGGCGACTACGACGCGTTCCAAGAGGTCAAGTTCGCGGGATTCGTCGCGGGGCTGGACAACACGCCCGCGGGCAGGACTCAGGCGGCAGAGCGTCTCGGCTATGACGTGTTCCTCGCCACCCGGTCGGACCGCTCGTTGTCGGGCGCCGTGAATGACCTCCAGTTCATGGGCTGGGACGCATTCGACGGCGCTCAGGAAAACTCCGGGTTCAACTTCGGCGTCGTCGCGGGCAGGATAGACATTCGCCACTACCTCGACGGGGTGCCCTGATGTCTTGGAAGTCCGGCCGCACGGTTCGCGTTCCGATCATTGTCGACAAGCTGACGTCCGGCACGTCCGCCATTGACATCTCGTTCACGGTACCCGCGGATCACGTCGAGTTCTGGGACGCCATCGACGCGGCCAGCGACGACAAGTCCACGATCCGCGTGACCGACGCCGACGGGACCACGGACCTGACTTGGCAGGCGTCCTCGTTCACGTTCGCTACCCGCACGCTCGTGGTCGAGGTCGACAACTGGACCCCGCCCGCTGAGCAGGTGATGGGCGTGATCTTCATCTACGCGGGCGGCTCCGACACCACAAACGAGGGGTCATTTACGGCCGCATCTGCGCGCACCGGGTACGCCTGGACGTGCGACGTGGACGGCCCGATAGTGTCGCCCTACGTCGGGCCCGCTGGGGCCACGCGACCGACTCAGATCATCGGCAAGGCCGCCGCCGAGACCATCATGGTATGGCTTGACGTGCGCGCCGTGCTCGCCAAGCGGACCGCCCACTACAACGGGCACCCAGACTGCGAAGAACTCGTGAGCGTGGACGTCGAAGTACTGCTCGCGGCAGCCGACCAGACCGCAATGTATGATCTGACCGAAACCCGCATGACAGCGGATGGCCTCGTGCGCTTCTTGCTCAAAGCAGGCACGACGGCGAATCAGTACACCATCGCGCCCACGCTCACCACGACCGGTGGGCGAGTCCTTACCCCTCGATTCCTTCTCGATGTGACCACCGCCGACGAAACGTAGGCCCCCGGAGAAACCATGGCAGTCCCCACTTCAGGCCGCGGCGCAGCAATCGGCATCGGTGTCGAGTCCACATGGGGCACGGCTGTAGCCCGATCGAACTGGCTGAAGGTGGTCTCAACCACCATCGCCCGCTCGGTCATCTCCGGCGACGTCGCGCACTTGTGCCAGGGCGCCGCAGGTGACCGCCGCGACCGGTTCCAAGAGTCCATTGAAGCGGGCGGTAACGTCGTCGTCCAGGGCCGCTACGACGCGATCGGCATGCTCCTCGACGCGTGGCTTGGCTCGTCCTCGACGTCCGGCACGGGTTCGCCCTACACGCACACCTACGCCATGACGGCCGCGCTCCCGAGCCTGACGATCGAGGTCATCCGCGGCAACGCGACCAACTCGGAGGTCTTCGAGGGCATGAAGGTCTCGAGCGGCACGCTGGAGATCGCCGCGAACGGGATCGCCACGCTGTCTCTCGACTTCATCGGGCAGACCTCGGCGGCTCGCGCTTCGGCTGGTACCCCGACGTTCACAGACGCCGAGTTCATCAAGCACCACCACGCGTGGACCGCGACGCACGGCAGTCTTGTGGCGGGGACTCGCTCGCTGTCGATCTCGCTGAACAACCAGCTTGCTCGCATCCCTGAACTGGGCGCGTCCGAGACCACCGAGCCGGAGATCAGCGCGCCCCGTGCCGCTGAGGTTGTGCTCGTCCGGTCCTACCGCGACGATGTCCAGTACACCGCTCACCTCGCCGAGACTCAGCAAGACTTGACCATCGCGGCCACGGGTAGCACGAGCCCCAACGCCATCACGGTTCTCGCGCGGAACGCGATCGCCACCGTCATCAGCGGCGACGTCAGCGACTTCGGCGTGTTGACGGAGACCGTCACGTTCTCGGCCTACGCGGACGCGGTCGATCCGTCATTCGCGATTCAGCTCACCAACGCCACGGCAACCGCCACGGCCAACTAAGAGGCTCCCCCATGGGAATCAGCGCACTTGCAAAATACACGGCCCGCGAGGTCGTCCAGACCATCGACGACCAGACCCTCACATGGCGCGTCCGTGTCCTCACGACCGCAGACGCGGCCCGTGCGGGCGTGGGGCTCGACGCCATGGCCGCGGCTATCGCTGTCGCCAATGACGACGACGAGAAGAAAGAGGCCGCCGCACCCAGCCTGACCGGTATCGCAGACCTCGCCGAGTGGTCCGACCGGATCGCCTGCCAAGCGGTCTCCCAAGTCAAGGTCGCAAGCGCTGATGACCCGGGCGAATGGGAGGCCGTGCGGCTTGTCTTCCCCGCAATGGAGGACACCGAAGCCAACCCGCCGCGGATGTCTGTGGCCATGTTGTCGCAGGGCACCCCGGTAATGGGCGAGGTCCTGGCTATCGCCACATCCGTCATGATGGGGGCAGTAGAAACCGCACGCACGTTTCGCGAAGACCAATGACGGCGACGCCGCCATCCACGCCGACACCATCGCCCGGCGGTACGGACAGAGACCGTCCGCCATGCTCGGCTTCGGTGACCCGTGGGAAGCGCTCTGCATTGACGCCGTGTGCGCTGATGCGGGCCGCGCCATGCAGGAGCACGCCATGGACCGAGCGAGGGCCGCGGCGAGAGACAGCCCGATCCCCGGCGTCATTCCTGTTGCCGTCCTCGGTACGCTGTAGGGGGTAGCCATGGCGGGTATCGTCGAGTTCGTTCTGCGCCTCAAAGACGAGGCCAGCCCTGCGCTCAAGAAGACCACCGAAGAGTCCGAGGAGTTGGTTGGCGCCCAAAAGGACGTCACCACCGCCACGAACATCTCCGGTGCCGCTCTTCTCGGGTACGCCACGGCCGCGATCGGCGCGGCCACGGCTATGGCTGCGCTGGTCAAGTCCTCAGTCGACGCGACCAACGCCCTACTCGACGCCAGCACACGGACCGGCGTAGCGGCCGACACTCTGCAAGGGCTCAAGCTCGCGGCCGAGGGGTCGGGGCTGTCGTTTCAGTCCGTCGAGGGCATCATGGCGGGGTTTACGAACCGCCTCGCCTCGGCTGCTGGCGGGTCGAAAGAGGCGGCCGAAGCGTTCGAGCGGCTTGGGGTTGCGACTGAGGACGCGGCCACGGGCGGCCTGCGTGACGCTGACGCCATCCTCAAAGACACGGTGGCGGCTATCCAGGCCATCCCCAACCCCACCGACCGAGCGGCGGCGGCTACCCTGGCATTCGGACGACAGGGCACGAAGCTGTTGCAGGCCCTCGGCGGCTCGCAGCTTGAGGACTTCACCGCCGTTGCGAACCGGTTTGGCATCGACGTGGGCCCCAAGGCAGCGAAGGCGGCGGGCGACTGGCAGCGGCAACAGGCGCTCTTGAGCCTCACACTGGACGGTGCGCGGGATGCTCTGGTCGCATCGCTTGGCGGCGCCACCGCGATGACCGAAGCCATGATGGCGATGGGCCAGGGTGTGATCCTCGTCACGGCCACGATCCCGTTTCTGGTTGACACGCTCGCGGCAGCGTTCGCACCGCTGCGCACCATGACGGAGCTCGTCATTGGGACCGCTGAGGCGTACCTGAAACTGGCGCAGGGCGACTTCGCGGGAGCGTTCACGGCGGCTACGGACGGGTTCGCGGCAGCAGCTAACGTCGCGGTCGACGCAGCCAAGACCATCATCGACACGCCCGGGCGGCTTGACGCGGCACTGAAGGCCGGCGCGATCTCGGTCGAGGAATACACCAAGTCCTTCCGCGACCTCAGCCAGATCATCAACACGCCCGACAGCGGAAAGTCCAAGTTCACCGAGATCACCGAAGGCGCCGAGACCGCCAAAGATGCAGTCAAGGACCTCGGCGACACGATGTTCGATAC